TCAAATTCTACTTTTTGAAATGCCATGTCTATGCCCTCTGAATGCCTGTTGGATCGGTCACGACAGCCTCAATAGAGTCATCGTTCATAAGCCGATATTCAATACCGCCAATGGTAAAACGTGTTCCTGAGTTCATACGAAACATCACGTAATCGCCTTCCTTACACCATGCTCCGGTGGGGAAACGCTCTTCATCGGAATACGCTTGGTCACCCATATCAATAACAAGTCCTATAATAGACATGATATGATCTTGGGTCTTGGCTGTTTCCGTCTTCAGGATTGATGTCCCTGAGACGGTTTCTTCAGGTTGAGGGAGGGCTACCAACACTCGGTAACCCACGGGTTTGGGTAGTTGTAGTTCTAATTCAGCATCGCTGATTTTAACTGCTTGTTCAGTCATCATCGTTTTCCATATAGTTCTTCGCAAGGTCTTCCACGTAGTTAATGCCAGCTTCGAGACCCCGAATTAAGCCGACAACTTCCTTGTATTGAGAGAAGTCTTTTGCTCCTCCTGTCCCAAGAAATTCCTGTGCAGAGGATTTATCACCCTCGAGTTTAGTTTTAAGCACGTCAAAGACGGTTTTTGCCATGTTTATTAATTACCTCCAGAGTTACGGTCAGGCTTTTGACGGTCTGCTTCTACCGTAGCTTCATCTGCTGCTTGGTTAGACATACGTCTATCCGTAGCCATTTTTATTCCATCTTTTTTAGCATCTAGTAAGAGTTCTTGTTCATCTAGTTCTAATCTTTTAGCATCTAGCATGGTATCTGCTTGGTTCTTTTGTGTTTTTAGCTGCAGTTCTGCTTGTTTAATCTGCGTATCAGCCTGATCTTTCTGAGCCTTACGTTGTTCTTCTGCTTGTTTGATCTGCAATTCAGCCTGTTTCATCTGAATGATTGGGTCTTGCTGCTTCTGTTGAGCTTGCTTCTGTGCTGCCTGCTGTTGATTAGCCTGCGTGAGTTGCTTGCCTGCGTCTGCAACCAGACGTGACAGTTGTACTTCCATATCCTCATCCATCTGCTCATTCGGAGCAGGGAGTGGTGCGCCCAGCTTCTCTTCTATCTTCTTACGATAAGAGAACCCAAGGTGTTCTGCTATATGTGCCTGTAGTGAAGCCATAATCTGTTTGGCCTGCGGGTTTTGCCCAATCATCTGTGCTACCATCGGGTCTTGTATAAACGACATGTGTGTAGCTATGTGCGCATCGTGGTCCTGATAGATGAACGCTTTCATCGGCTTACCTACCAAGGCATCCATGTTCTCGCTTATCGGATCGGCTGGCTTCGCGTCATCCTTAGTTGGTACAAGTTTATCTGCGTTCTTCACACCCAGCACTTCTATCATCTGGCGATGCAACTGAGGCAGGTCGTATATCTGTGGAGCCTGCGCTGACATCTGTAATACTGTCTGATACTGCACAACGCGCTGGGCCATAGTAGAGTTGTTAGGGTCACTGACAGGGATCACGTCCACCATCATATAGTCTGACCGCTTGGCTCCCACTTCACCTCTGGACGGTATGTATGCGTACTCTGCGGGGGCATACTCAGCCATGATAGCCTTGAGCAGTTTAAACTCCTGCTTCATCGCGTAATGTACACGTGCCTGCACAGCAGCCATAGGCTTGAGTGTGCGCTCTAAGAGAGCCAGTGTAGTGCCCACAGGAGCGTTGGCTGACATGTCTGATATGTCCATGTCACTAATAGCGCCTAGCCTACGTCCTTCAGTCGTAATTTGATTTAAGAGGGCGAGAAGGGTCTGGCTAGGTTCTTTGTAAGGAAGAGGCATAATGTTGTCACGGATAGACCCTGACGGTACATCTACATCTTTAAATTCACCGGGATTAATAGGAGAGTCGTCTCCCTTGATACGAAGCCCACGCGACTTCAAACCGCCGGGGAGGTTCGACAGTGTGCCTGCGTCAACCAGTTGCCGTATCAAGGAAGTTCCAGCACGGGCGTATCCACCAATGATGTGGATCAATCCAAGGCCGTAGAAGCCAAATCCCGGTACGTAATTGTAGTGGACGAAGTGCTGTCGCTTGAGGGTTAGTAAGTCGCCCTCCACGTAGTTTCTACGGATAGCCAGCACCTCGCCACTTCCACGCTCAATGGTGACAACGTAAGGACGAGCGATCTCATCGTCATCATCAATACCCTCAATAAGAAGGTCGGCATGTATCTCGTAAACAGCATAGCGGTCATCATCAGTGAGCGAGTAGCCCCCGTCTTCCGCTTTCTTTTCTTCGATGTCTGTGTGGTAAGGTTCTGGGTCTCCAAGGTCTACATCACGGTAGAATCCTCCAGCCTGCAGCTTCTTCAACTCGTTCTTTGTCTTACGCATTATGTGCGTTACACGCTCTGCAGCCTCAATGTTAGACGCACCATAAGGTACAATCACATCCTCTGCAGAAATATAGATAGCGGCCTGACGTCCTAGATTGGGGTCGTAGTATACCTTCTTAAACGCGGAACCTGCCAAACCAAGGCTGTACAGCATGCGCTCATGCTCTGGACGATACTCTACCATATTCTCGGTAAGCTCGTAGTTCATGTCAGCCTTAACGCGTTCAGCGGCTTCTGTCTTCTCTTGAGTCTCTTGCCCAAGCACCTTGGTCTTTACAGGGCCAGCGGCAGGCATAGTTTCACTCATAGTCTCGGCTTGGAACCGAATAGCTGCTTCGGCTAGTACAGTTGAATTAACACCGCAAGCACCATCCCACGGGTCTGTACGCTCCTCATACTTGAAACCCAGAACGTCCAGACCTTTTACAAACGTGTCCGCCCAGTCTTTGCGTCCTTCTATGTCGGTGTTTACCTGCCCAACAAGATCACTTGATAAAGTCTCAAGATCATCGTCTTCCATCAACTCGGCAAGGTTTGCACCAAACTCGGAAAAGTCCACCTCATTACCGGGAACTATAGTGATCTCCATGCTGCCATCTGATAAAGTAACAGACTCAGGGTCAACAATCTCAATCTCCATTTCGGGGACTTCCATCTCCTCCATGTCAGTGATGCTGTCCTCTAACCCCTGCGGAGCTGCATATACACTTTTTTCAATAGCCATGTGTCACCTTCAATAATACCCGCCTCGGCGCTGTTTAAAATACTGTTGTTCTTCTGGTTCATCGCTAGGTAGCCGTATAAAGCCGCCCTGTCTAAAGCGCATCAAAGCCATCACCGTTGAGTCTACAAGGTCATCATTACTCATAAATGGAAATCCTGCAATCTCTTCAACCACTTCTTCTGCCCACCTTGTCTGTGGAACCCAGCAAAGCCCAGATGCCACAATGTCTGCAACGGAATTGAGTCTGGCTAACTTATCACCTGACCCTCTATGTGGTGTGTACTCAGACACTGGTAGACCCATACGCCGCATCTCTTGATACAAGGCTACACCAGAGCTTTTCTTCTCCACAATGAACGAGTCCGGTTCCCAGTCTTGATACTCTTCCATCGCAAGTTGTTTAAGTTCTGGGAACTCCATACGCTGTTTTATGCTATTTAACAATATAATATTGTACGCGCTAGTCTCTTCGTTCAAGAATACACCCCATGTGGTAAGTGCTGTAAAGTCTGCACGGTTGTGTTTCTCGGCTGCGGCATCAAGTGACATGATAACATATTCACAGGACGGAGGTGTTTCTGGGGTCCACTCGTTCCACCACTCACGTTTGACTAACGCGGCCTCTTCTGTGGTTGGCTGCTGCTGATACTGCGAGTTCCACTGGAACACAGGCATAGAGGCTTTGGTACGCAGTAGTGCTTCTAGGTCAAAGAACTCAGGCCATAACGGCTTTTGAGTTGTCTTTTTTGTTTTCTTGTTAACCACGTCTAGTATAGCAGGGAACTCAACCACCTCATACTGGTCTGCACGTTCGTTCTTGCCCATGTCACGTACCACACGGCCTGTGAGGTCATCTAGGTGCCAACGTGTCTGTATGATAGCCACACGTCCTCCGGGCATAAGACGAGTCCGAGCGCCGAAGGTAAACCACTCATACGCCTTCTCAAAGACACTAAAGTTTCCATTAATCACATCTTGTTCAGAATGAGGATCATCAACAAGCAACAAATCAGCGCCACGCCCAGCAAGAGCAGAACCAATTCCACAAGCATAATACTCTCCCCCTACATGTGTGTTCCACCGACCTGCTGATTTGCTGTCTTGTGCGAGCTTAACTGTGGGAAATATAGCACTATAGGCTTCTAATGCGATAAGATTACGTACTTTACGTCCAAAATCTACCGCTAGGTCTGTGGTGTGAGACACCATCATAACCTTTTTGTCTGGATTTCTGCCTAAGAACCATGCTGGAAAGAAGATAGACACAAGCTGTGACTTACCATGACGTGGAGGTATATTGACGCAAATACGATCTTTATCCCCCTTTTCAATGCCCATGAGCAGGTCTGCAAGGATGCGGTGGTGCTTGCCTACGATAAACTCAGGCATCATAAGTTTGCAAAACTCAATTAAATCATCATATGCACGCTTGTTTGTGGACCTTGTAGAGAGTTCATCAACCATACGGTCAATCTCTCCCACTTCTTCGGCACTAAAAGAGTCAAGATTAGCGAGCATGACCTCAATATCGTCTTCGCTAAAGTCAAATCCTTCAGTCATCATCGTCAAACCCGAACTCTTCGTCTGTATTTATCGTTTGTGCCTCTAAAATCGTAGCATCTTCTACTTCTGGCTCTGGATTTACCAGTTTTGCGAGCTTGCTGCGGAGTTTTTCTTTGAGATCATCAGTAGTTTGGTGCGTAATTGTCACTTCTGACTTCTCAGTGAACAGTCCTACGTCTGAAATCTTACCCATAAGCTCTATAGCACGCATTCTTACACGTGGATCAGGGTTCTCAGACTCTATGATGAGTTTGTTTGTTACCAAATTGCGCAGTTGTTTGGAAGATTCTACCACAGAGTGGTTAAATTCCTCTATTATAGCCCCTGCCATCTTAACAGATGGAGGTGTGAGCTTCGCTGCGCGTTTGTTTGTGACCTTTCGAGACGTTTTATCGGGTGCCTGTGCGTATGAAGTAGCCAAAATAGCTGCAACTTCCTTGTCATCCTCGTCTGGAGTGGTGTCTAACCCGTGTTTTTCTAATTCTTCTACTGTGTTAGCCAGTGCAGAAGTGCGTTCGGGCAAAGGAATCTGCTTCGCCTCGTCCTCTAAAGGTACACCTAGTTCGGGTATTAGATTCAATGTCATATCTTTTCGCAGGTTATTAACCGTGTAACGTAATAATAGGTTACAAAAAATTTTTTGGCAAGGGTTTCTAAAAAGGGGTGGGGGGTTTTCAAAAAATAGCAATTTATTTGGCTGGATTAGTAATAATAGTATATATACGGAGTCCCGATACCAGTCGCGGGGGGTGGGGATAGGGTGCCCCTAACTAATACCCGTTTTTCGGGCATCTG